TGATCATTGCAGCACTACCCTCAATGGGTATGCCACTACGTTTCCACGCTGATACCATTCTTAGAACTGTCATATGTCGTTTACCGTAAACTGGACCATTGCTGTACATCTTTTGTACACATGTTACATGCGATGTTAATTTTTGTTTATCATTTGTTAAAGACTTATCATTTGTATGTGTAATTTCTTTAGGTTTAGTCCATAATACTCTATCTTGCCACCATGCTTGCACATCTTGATCTAGAGTAGGATATTCTAATCCGTTTTCAAAGTCAGGCACTTCTTGTGCCTTCTTGATGAAGTCTTCATATTTTAGATAAAACATATCATTGTGGTCTAATGGTATTTTATATGTACCATTCTTCTTATTGTATGAATACTCAGCCCGTATCAGCCTAGCCCTATCGTATA